TACCCGTTACGTCAGATTTTCTTTTATTCAAGTCTGTTTGTCTATAATCACCACACCAAATGATTTTAGACATATGACCAACACGGGTCATAACAGTATCGATTTCTTCATAATTCAAATTCTGCATTTCGTCCACAATAATGATAGCATTATCAAAAGACATACCACGAATAAAAGATGTGGAAATAAATTGAATATGACCTTGTTCTTCAAGTCTATCCCATGCATCTTTTCTATCAAAAAACTGGTGACAAATTTGCCTGTATGGTTGTTCATAGATTTCCATCTTTTCACCAACATCACCAGGAAGATGACCAATCTCACGGGATTGAACTGCTGAACGAACTACAATAATCTTGTTAAAAGGATTACTCTTATCTAAGACTTCTTCTATTGCTTTATAAAGTGCAATAAAAGTTTTACCTGTTCCGGCAACGCCATGTAATGCTATAAAGTAGTCGCCTTGTTTATAAGCATCGAAAAAGATTTTTTGATTATTTGTTAATGGCTGAAACGTTTTTAAATTATCTAATTTTATTCTTAATTGATTTGAAGCAATTGGTTTGGTATCACGCTCTTCGTGCATATCGATTGCTTTTTTTGCTGCAGCGGTTCTTGCCATTGAAATTCCTTTATAAATTAGTGTTTTCGATATCTTTTCTTTTCATCATAATGATAATCTTCATCTTGACACATTCGAATCAATTTCTTAATCTCACCATTTTCATTTTTTTTCTTTTTATGAAATACATTTTTTGCAATTTCATAATCATCCATATAATCTTTTTGCTTACGGAACTTTCCAACAAACTTGGACACTTCTAACTCTCCTATTTCATGGTTTCAAAAGTAATGCCTTTAATTTTAGTTTCAGGCATATTATGCATATCCTCTTGCGATATGTAAGTTATATCGGCATTTGGATAACAAATTTTTACGAGTTTGAGTAATTGGCAGACTGTGCCATCTTGGTCGTTGAATCGGAATACTTCATCAACGCAATTGATATTTTTGATTATATTGTGTCGTTCAAAATAACTTTGCATAGAACCGCCCCGAGCGTAATGCATCCACCAATCAGAATGTATACCCACGACTAGCCAATCGCCTTTTTGGCGGCATCGTTGTAGATAACGTAGTTCTTCATAATGTAAAGGATCAAATTCACCGCTAGTTATTATTATTCTATCTCTTTTAGACATTAAGGTAAAAGATTCGGAAAAGCCTCTTTTACAAATTTATAATCCAGACCTTTAACTCCTTGGTCTTTTTGGAAAATGCCGATAACGACTTCGGCTTCACGGGGCTCGAGTGATTCGATTAATTGAATAAACAACTCATCACGCTTTCTTTGTGATAAATTATCCGATGAGGGATGTCCTTCTTGGAACAAATATAATTTCCTAATTTCAGTAGACAGTTGGCATCTCGATAGACCTGGTGCTGTATCAGGTGTTTTATAGTTATCCGGCATTTCTTTAATTTTCCATTTAAAGGCTGGATGAAACGTATACTCCAATACCTCTACCAGAGTTTTAGACAGATTCTTCTCAATTACATTGAGTCTGTCTTTTTTAGTTTTTGCTTGTTCAAATTCATCAAACACTTCATAGATATTTTTCATTAGAATTCCTCAATCACTTCCATTAGGTTTTTAAGTTTGTTTTCAATAAAGTAATTAAGCATCTGTTGTTTTGATGCTGGCTTCACCTCATCATAAGTATTTATAATTCTCTGTTTGATTTCAGACGGTATGAAACGTAGGTCGATAAGGGTTTCATTACGAGAGAATCCAGTAAGTGCCAATGAATCACCCCATGCGTCTGGAGATTCATTCAGATACTTATCAATCACTTTTTGAGTAATGGCCTTTTGTCGGAGGTCACGGACAAAGCAATCAGAAGGTGAAAAGATGTTTGGAATGCCATCGCCTTTATCACCACGGATAATCTTCTCCTTGAGGTCTAGGATTGGATTAGGAGAGGTTACAAACTTCTTCTGTGATGGGTTGTATTGTTTGACGTTATCACCGTACATCTGTAATTGGAGAAAATCTCCATCACTAGACAGGATCAAAATCTTTTCTGTGGGTGCATAGATGGGTACAAGTGTACCAATAATGTCATCAGCTTCGGCGCCCTCAACATCGATTGTTTTGTATGGGAAATTTTCTTTAAGTTCTAACTTGAATTTGGCAAGCATATCAAAAATCATGTGCCAATCCAAATCAGATTTTTCACGGGTTTTCTTACGGCCTGCTTTATAGAAAGGAAAGAATTCTTTGCGCCAGTATTTACGATTATCACAACAAAGAATTACATCACCGTAATCTTTGCGGAAATTACGGATGTGCATACGAATGATGTTTAGAATCATATGCCGCACTAGGCTTTCTTCCAACTTGACGCCTTTTTGGTTTGCAATCTGTGCCATGAGGCCAGACAACAATACCTGATTTAAGTCTACCAAAATCATAACAAACTTTCTATAGTTTCAAAGACTCTATCTTAACACACTTTTTTGATATCGGCAAGCAGTTTTTCAATAATTGGTTTGGAAGTTGTTGTTTTTCGTGCAATTATACCATAAAATCCGGCAGGTATTAGTCCAGAAATGTATTCCCATGGATCGGCAAGTATCGCATCAAAAAATTCAACATCATAAAATTTTTCTTCTTCAGTTGGATGGTCTTTAAACAAGACGATGTGATATTGAGGACCAACTGCTGTAGCTCCAACTGGTTCTCCTGGTTCCGCATATTCGTTGCCTGAGATGCACATTGAATCGCCATTATCACCTGAGGTAAAACTGAGAAAATCAAATTGCTTTTCGTTTTGTTTCAGTTCCCTTAGATAGTCTAACATTGTAGTCCTTAATGTGTGATTTTCTTACTCTTACCATAATCCAAGTGTTATAGTAATCTTCTCTTTCCATAACACAGTTGGCAAATTGTTCTTTGGCTTCCAAATAACTACATTCACCTTTTGATTGGCATAAATGTAATATTTTTCGTTCAAAGTTTTCATGGCCTAATGATAACACATCTTTGGTGAGTTCGGCACTACTTCCATAGTAAGTTTGCCAATCACTCAATACTTTGTATCGTTTCTTTTTACCTTTGACTTGTTTGGTTCTGGCAGAATAAAATAATTTTTTGCCTATGTACTTCTTATTGTTTGTGGTGTTTGTTATTTCATACACAAAACCATAATTGTCACCAATCAAGTCTTCCGTAAATTCTATATCTTTATAAGTCCAGTTTAATCCCATTTTTCATCATCTTCAGAATCATCATCCTCTATATAGTCCTCAGATAATTCTTCGATGATTTCACCACAGAACGGGCAGTATTCAGGTAGTTCTTCCGAAACCAGTTCTTCCATAAATTCTATGTTATAAGTTGATTCGCAATTTGTACAATCGCCAGTCATAGATTTGTTTGTCATTTGATTCCTTTAATGTGCCCAAACTTCTCCCCAATTTCCTGATAGAGCACCTTTTGCATAATCAGTTGCTCTATTCTCAAAGAAATTGGTGTGTGTTGGAGCATTAATCATCTCCTCCACCCATGGTAAAGGATTACGTTTTACTTTATTGATACCTTTCAAACCAAGGCTAATCAATCTTCTGTCAGCAATATAACGAATATACTTTTTAACATCTTCACTACTTAGGCCTTCCATAGCACCCATCGAAAAAGCAAGGTCAATAAACTTATCTTCAAGTTGTACCATGCGTTCAGCAATAGTGTAAATTCTAGACTTCAGTTCGTCATTCCAAATTTCTTTATTTTCTTCTATGTATGTTCTGAATAACTTAATCATTGCTTCAGCGTGTTGAGTTTCATCAACAATAGACCATGTAACGATTTGACCCATACCTTTCATTTTGCCTGTGCGTGGGAAGTTTAGTAACATAATAAAAGAGGAGAATAACTGCATCCCTTCAGTAAATGCGCTGAACACGGCGATATGAGTTGCAGTATTCTCTTTAGTAGTATTCTTACTGGCAATATCCATAACATAGTCATGTTTCTCTTTCATTTCGGCATATGCCATAAATTCATTATATGTTGTTTCGGGTAAACCCAAAGTTTCAATCAAATGTGAATATGCAGCAATATGTAAGGCTTCACGAGCAGCAAAGCCAGTTAACATCATTCGTACTTCCGGCTGCGGGAAATAAGGAAGATAATTATTAACATAGCCACCCGCCACATCAATATCTCCTTGAGTAAAAAAGCGAAATATATGGGTGAGAAATTGTTTTTCTTCATTTGTTAGTTTCTTTTTCCAATCTTTAACATCTTATGCCATTGGAACTTCTGTATGGAGCCAATGCGACTGTTCGTGTTTTAACCATGCATCATAAGCCC